CTAAAAGAATCTTCTACGCAAATTGATCCGTCTGATAATGGGACCTTCGAGCATATTGGTTCGAAGGGTGGAACTGAGCAAATGTATCAAGGATTGATGCAGAGGCTTCCGAAAGATCTTACTGATCAGTTCAACATTATCTGTTCTCGCGTGCGCGCGATCGATCCCAATAAGAAAAACATCTTATGGCTTCATGACACATGGGATGATCCAGAGTCGCAGCATCTGAAAGATCCTAAGAGTCTCGCACGATTCGAGAAGCTCGTGTTCGTTTCTAATCATCAGCAAACAACATATAACATGGGACTGAATGTACCCTATTCCAAGGGGATAGTCCTACAGAATGCTGTTGTTCCTATTGAGAAGCACGAAAAGCCTAAAGGAACAATTCGACTTATTTATCATACGACGCCTCATCGAGGATTAGAGCTTCTCGTTCCTGTTGCAGAATTTCTAGCCGAGCGCGGTGTAGATTTTCATCTTGATGTATTTTCTTCGTTCAAGATCTATGGATGGCAGCAACGCGATGAGCCATACAAAGCTCTCTTCGATCGATGCAATAGAAGTCCTAACATCACATATCACGGATATCAGCCAAACGAAGTCGTGCGCGAAGCTCTCAAGAAAGCGCACATCTATGCGTATCCGAACATCTGGCCAGAGACTAGCGCGATCTCGGTGATCGAGGCTATGAGCGCCGGATGCAGCGTGATATGCCCTAATTTCCAAGCTCTTCCCGAAACATGTGCCAATTTTGGCGTAATGTATAATTTCGATGAAGATAATGGGCGACATGCCAATCAGTTCGCAGGAATCCTCAATATGCTTATCCAGGGATTTTGGCAAGATCATAATCAGAATACACTCAAGCTCCAGAAGCTTTACTTTGATAAGTATTACAACTGGGATTTGCGGGCTTCTCAATGGCAAGATTTCCTAAGCTCAATGACTAATAACTCTTGACAACCACCTAGTCGTATGATATACTTGTAATAGTGATAGGAGATTCACATGGCTAAGAGTTTGCTTACAGTCAAGATCAAGAAACGTAAAGCTATTCTGCCGAGAGGACTAGATTCGAATCATATGGGCGGAGAGCCCGTGTGGGACGACATCGCTTTTCTGAACGATTCCGAGATTCGCTCGCGCGAGATGCAGGCCTATAACTGGTACAACTATTTCTATGAGCCAAAAGAAGGTCGCAAGTACATCTTAGAATTCATGGAAGAATCTAATATGTCTAAGGCTTCTGTGGCTATGTTCAATCGTTTGCCTGACGTGCATGTATCAAGCTCCGTGACTTCTATGGCTCGCATGTATCTTATGGGTCTTGCTGACGACGATCGTAAGAATAAGCTCGAAGAGCGCATCTTGACTATGTGTCGTAAGAGCGCAGCGCTCATGAAGCTAGAAAAGAAACCCAACGCCATTTCTGTTGCGCGGAATACGTCAAACGACATGATCTGTGTCGTTGAAGAAGCTCTCGATAAGGGTACTATCAATATCGAGAACTTCTATGCGTGGCTGAAAGAAAAAGAAGTCAAACCTGCTCAAGCTAAAGCCATATCCGAATACTATCAGCCTTGGTTGCAAGAGTTAGAAGAAGTCCTAACGACCAAAGACGATGATCTCAAGTATGCTTATCGTAATATGAATAAGAAGCAGCTCAAGGATCGCATATCGTTCTTTAAGAGCATGATGTCTGATTGTGAGTCTATGGTTTCTAACAATCGCAAGGTTGTTGTTCGCAAGACGAGACTGAAGAAACCTAAGACAGCTGATAAGGTTGTGTCCAAGATCAAGTTCCAGAAAGAGCATACTGATCTTAAGATTGTTTCTATTGATCCGTCTAAGATCGTAGGCGCGTCTGCTCTTTGGACTCTAAATACTAAGACGAATGTTCTAGCTCATTACGTTGCGTCTGATGCGAAAGGGTTGTCTGTTAAGGGAACGACCATTATTGGTTACTCCGACAAATCACAGCAGAAGAAGCTTCGTAAGCCAGCGGATAGTTTGTCTGCTATCACGACGTCCACAGCGAAGGCCGCGGAACGAGCTTTTGAATCCCTAACAACGAAGGCGTCAAACACGAATGGAAGAATCAATGAACAAACAATTCTCCTCCGAGCAATCAAATAATAACGTCTTGATTTTTCCCGGTCCTCGCGTGAGGACTATTCTGTCCGTTGATGATGAAGCTGCTAAAGAATTGAATCGTCGTAAATACATCGACGAAGTTATTGAAACCTACGCCATCGATATGGTGAATATGTTAGCCCAACAAGGCTTTGATATATTCAATGAGGATTTTGATAAGCATTTTGGCTTTACAGTTGAAGCTCTACGTTCTACGCTGCTTAATACTATGGGCGTGTCTCATCCATTACAGGAAGTCGTAAAAGCTGCTGTGAATGTTAAGCCTCCAACGGTATACACCGACTTTATTGGCTGCAATGATGATGAAGATGGTAACAACGACAATTAAGTTGTTGACATTCTCCCTTTGATATGGTACTATATGTTATGAAATGGAGTGAAGCATGATTCTCGTTGATTTCAGCCAGGTGATGATATCAAACATCATGATGCAGTTGGCTAATAATGAAAGCAAGCTCGATGAGGATATGGTTCGCCATATGGTTCTGTCGAGCTTGCGTATGTACAAGCAGAAGTTTGGTAGTACCTATGGCGAGCTTGTGATCTGTTGTGACGGACCTTCATATTGGAGGCGCACAACTTTCCCGCACTATAAGGCTAATCGTAAAAAGTCTCGTGATAAGTCTGAGCACAACTGGTCACTGATCTTCGAATCGCTCCATAAGATCCGCGACGAAATTCAAGAAAATATGCCATATCCAGTTCTTCGTTTCGAAGGCGCAGAAGCAGATGATATCATCGGAGCTATCTGTAATGCTCGCGGAGTGTTTCTAGGTGGAAACGAAAAGATCCTCGTTGTGTCTGGCGACAAAGATTTCGCACAACTGCAGAAGTTCTCGAACGTTGTTCAGTATTCACCCGTAGGTAAGAAGTATGTCACGCCTGACGTAAATCCAGAGCGATTCAAACAGTATCACATCTTGCAGGGAGATAGTGGTGATGGTGTACCGAACTTCCTATCAGCAGACGATACGTTTGTTTCGGGCGCTAGACAAAAGCCTTTGTCTAAAAAGAAGCTAGAAGAATGGACTCTGATGGAACCTGAAGCATATTGTACAGGAGAAATGTTGCGCAACTATTATCGCAATAAGATGCTAGTTGATCTAGATTGCATTCCTGATACTTTACAGAATCAGATCATAGAAACATATGATAGCTATGAACGTCAGCCTAGAAATAAGATATTCAATTATTTCGTAAAGCATCGACTTCGTAATCTGACTGAAGCCATATCGGAGTTCTAAAATGAGTTTCGCCGTTGAAGCCAATTTCATTCAATATCCCTACAACAACAAGGAACTGATAATGAACATGAACGAATCTACTAACTTGAATAATAATGCAGCTGAATTGATTGAAGCGATTTCCGTTCCGACTAATGCCGCTATTGATATGAGTCGATATTCTAAATTCGTTATGGGTGTGACGAGTGTGGAAAGTCGTTCGATGGGTGACTTTATCGCTCGTGCAGCGCAGTTACATTATACGAATGATCATCTTAATGTTTCGCTGCTGCTGACATCCCTCATCGGTCTGACAAGCGAAGCTGGTGAAGCGCAAGAAATCGTCAAGAAGGTATTGTTCCAGGGTAAGCCGTACACCGACGAAACGCGAGAGCATCTCAAGAAAGAACTTGGTGATGTTATTTGGTATTGGGCTAATGCTTGCAATGCGCTCCAGCTCGATCCTAACGAAGTTGTTGCCCAGAATGTAGAGAAGCTGAAGTCGCGATATCCTGGTGGAACGTTTGATGCATTTTATTCTGAGAATCGTAAGGAAGGCGATATCTAATGAAGAAACTTGTTCTTGTCGAAACTATTTCACAGCATCGAGTTCGTTTTGTTGTAGAAGTAGAAGATGACATTAATCATGCGCTTGATGAAGTTGTGTGTCGTGAAGACGATGTAGACTTCGAAGAGTTTAGTCAGCAACATCTTGGTTATCTTATATGTTCCCATAGAGAAATCTCAGAAGAACAATATCTTGATATTTTTAATCAAGATAATGATTATTTGCGCAGCTGGTCAGATGAAGACAAGAAAAAGTTTATAAATGTAATTGACTACAACAAGGAGAACATTGATGGCAATTAATACTAACGTTGCTCTTTCCAGTATCATTGGGAAGATCGAAGCTCAGACTACTAAAGAAAAACAAATCGACTTTCTAAGATTGCATAGTTCATATGCGCTGAAGACGATAATTGGTTATGGTATGGATCCTGGATGCAAGTGGTTGCTTCCTCCTGGAGATCCTCCATACAAACCATTGTTTGATGCAGCAGATCAGGAAGGACGACTTTACATTGAATGCAAGAAACTGATATATTTTGTAGATAGTGATGAAGGACGTGAAGTCAATCAATTGCGTAGAGAAAATCTATTCATTCAAGTTTTAGAATCTATCGATCCTCGTGATGCGCTATTGCTTCTTAGAATGAAAAACAGAAAACTGACTATTCGTATGGATGCTGTCAGGGAAGCGTTTCCTACTCTAACAGCGAATTGGCCAATTGTTGATGACAATGTAGAGATTAATGATAAGAAGGTAAAGGCTAAGAAATGAATACTGCTTTCATCATTGGTAATGGCACTTCTCGCGAGGGAATAGATTTATCTAGACTCAAACAATATGGGACGATATATGGCTGTAACGCTTTGTATCGTGATTTTCCAGATCATTCTATTCCTGATGTGCTTGTTGCTATTGATGACGGCATTATTCAAGAGATAGAGCGTAGCGATTTTCCGTCATCGAAAGTTGTTATTCCGCCTATCAATGAGCGATGGGAGCCTTCCGAATGCAATATCGGGAGGCCTCGTAGCAACGCAGGAATGAATGCTATGATCGAATCCATCAAGGCTGGTCATGATCAGTTAATTTGTTTGGGATTTGATTTTCTTATTGAAGATGACAATCAGCTCCTTTCGAACATCTATGATGGCTCCGATAATTATGGTCCTAGCACGCGAGCGAACGCAGCAGATAATCCTGGTCGCCTGAATTATTTGACATGGCTCGTGAATAAAAATCCCGATGTAGACTTCATCTTTCTTTTTCCAAGTGACTTGACAATTAGCAAAATTTGTGCTATAAATGTGTATTATAATACATATGAAAATCTTCTGAAGCATACATAGAGATAGGATTTTAAGGAGCATTTATGGTAAAAGTAATCTATCTCGAAAAGTCTTTCCGCGATCAGATGGATCATGTTCTTGGTAAGTTTTTGGATCACGATTGTTACGATCTTGTCTTGAATGAAGACACTGATGTGTATGAGCCACTGACGCCACTTCAAATCATGATGGGCGAAACACACAGCGAAAAGAATTTGCTATGCAAGTTTCGTAAGAATGTTTTCTCTAAGGAAATGACAGATAGCGCATACACCGCTCTTCGTTCTGGCGCAATGATGTCAGACAATCGTGGTTTGGCTGCTGGTATCGAGAGGGATACTGAATTCCAAAAACTTCCAGATGGTCAAGGACAGCGTCGTTGGGTCACACAGCGAGAAAAGGCTGTTCTTCAATATATTATGGCTGGTAGTCCACCTACTGTTAATGGTAATGATCGTCTGCTAGAAATATACGAGAACACTCCGAATAAGCCTTTGCAGGGAAGAGGCTCTGGTGCTAATAAGAATCTCGCAGAGATTGGATCTGGAGCTATCTGGATTGTTCATAAGACCACGGAATTTAATTTTGACGAATGGTTTCATAGTATCAAAGATCTATCCGCTACTGAACGAGTAGAAAGATCTCAGTTTATTCTTGATGAATTAATTTCTTCCTCGACATATGCTAATGGTGTTCGTTCGGGAGTCGGTGGATTCATGGATAGATATCCACGCATTCCATTCTGCCGTGAAACAGGTTGGAGCGCAAATCATAAAGATTTGTATAAGACTTCTCTCCCTCTGTTTCACGCAGCAAACGAAGTGTTCAAGCGCGAAGTGCCTGTGCGTTGGGCTGGACAAGCAGCTGCTATGGAACAACTCGGTGAAGATTGGCGCATAGGCGATACTGTTTACACTACTCTAACCATCAATCGCGATTTCCGTACAGCAGCGCATCGTGACGTCGGTGATCTGTGTGAGTCGTGGGAGTCGCATGAAAATCCGAAAGGATTCAGTAATCTTCTAGTCTTAGATAATGGTAAGGACTACGATGGTTTCTATCTGTGCTTTCCGGAGTTTCGTGTAGCAGCTAACATTCGCGCTGGTGATTTGATTATGATGAACGCTCATCGTATCCATTCTAACTCTCCTGCTTTCAATCACGAAGAAGGCTTTGAGCGTATGTCGGTCGTGATGTATTTCCGAGAGTCTATGTTGAATTGCGGTTCAGCAAAATATGAGGATACGCGCAGACGATTTGTTTATTCTCGTCGTGATGATAAAGAACATAAGCTATGGCATCAAGGATGGAATGGTGTTTCTCCTAACATGTGGGACACCGAAGAGTGGGCTAATTTCTTGGGACATAATGGATTTGCTGAGCAAGCAAATCAAATCCTATATAAATTGGGACTTGATCAAGTTCATTAGAAAAGGGCTTATAATGTATTGTGTGATTCCTGCCGCTGGGCGTGGTGTTCGTTTCAATGAACTAGGTAAGAACTATCCGAAGTGCGTTTTGCCGTATCAGGATATTCCTATCATCGTACATAACATTAGACTCGCATTTGATAGCGGTGCTCGTGAAGTATGTATCGTTGTTGGACATCAAGCAAATAAGATTCGCGAGATCGTCGGAATGTATTTTCCCGACGACTCGCGAGTTCGCTTTGCGGAATACACTGAAGCTGAAGGAAAAGGTGGTCCTGGCGTTTCCATCTATTGCGGTCTTCCGGAAGACATCGGAGAAGAACCTGTATTGATTCTTCTCAGTGATATCGTTGTGAATCATGCGCCGTTTACAGATTCTCGTACTTCTTGGATTTCTACACAAAAAGTTTCTGATTGGGAACGTTGGTGTATGGCTGAACTCAACGCAGGAGCTGTAGTTAAATTTCACGACAAACCACGAGATATGCCAGCAACAGATACTGCTGTTAGCGGAGTTTATTATTTCGCTGATGGCTATCAATTCCGTAATTGTATGATTTACGCAATTCATAGCACAAGCGAAGGAGAAGTTCAGATATCTTCTGCAATGACTCGCTATATGAAAAAAGAATCGATCTACTCTAAGTCAGTGAAGATCGTTGACTTTGGTACGTTGCAAGAGTATCTTGAGAATCGTGGCGTAAGTAATTCTCGATCGTTCAATCAATTGTTTCCATCCAGCGATGGTGCTACGATCACGAAGACGTCTATCGTACAACCCAGCAAGATTCATGCTGAAGCTAATTGGTATGATAATCTTCCGACTTCAATTAAGGTGATGACGCCTCGCATCCTGGATAAGAACTTGTATGGTGATCGTCCGACATACACAATGGAACGTGTCGATAGTCCGACTCTTCGCGAGCTGTATCTATATCTCGAATCAGATCCTATCTTCTGGGCTGAAATCTACACGAAGTTATTCAAACTGACTGATAAATTCAAGTTCTACTTCAAGCCAGGCAAGCCTCAGTTCTTTCATAATGTAGCGACTAAGAACTACGAAAGATACATTACGATTAGTCATAAGTTCGCGTATGAAGATGATTCAGAATTTGATTCAGAATTTCTGTCGAAGTTTGCTAATATGACCGCCGACGGTGAGTTTGATGTTTTCCAAGATTCTTTGTTTCACGGTGATCTATGCTTCTCGAACATCTTTTATCATCCCGGCAGCAAGCAAATCAAGCTGATTGATCCTCGTGGTGAAGCCTATGGTAA